GTTCAGTGAAGAAGAAGTTCTCAACTTCTGCAAAATATAAACCTCAAGGGTTTTTTGATTTAGGACCTGACTTCTTAGATGCTGTTGGTTTACCTGGACCTGCCATCGGACATTTAAATATGTTTCTTGGACACTCAGATACGGGAAAGACAACTGCTTTAGTTAAATGTGCCGTTGATGCTCAAAAGAAAGGCATTCTACCTGTATTCATCATCACAGAACAGAAGTGGTCTTTTGAACATGCTAAACTTATGGGGTTTGAATGTGATGAAGTTGTTGACAAAGAAACGGGGGAATTAGATTGGGATGGATTTTACATCTTCAACAATAACTTTAGTTACATTGAACAAATTACTGATTATATCAATGAATTATTGGATGCTCAGGAGAAAGGTGAATTAGACTATAGTTTATTATTCCTATGGGATTCTGTTGGTTCAGTTCCTTGTAAGATGACTTACGAAGGAAAAGGAGGTAAACAACACAACGCATCAACCTTGGCTGACAAAATTGGTATGGGTATTAACCAAAGAATTTCAGGGTCTCGTAAAGCAGATTCTAAATACGAAAATACTCTTATCATAGTTAACCAACCATGGGTTGAGTTGCCTGACAATCCTTTTGGACAACCAAAAATTAAAGCTAAAGGTGGTGAGGCCATTTGGTTAAACTCATCATTGGTATTTTTATTTGGTAATCAAAAAGGTGCGGGTACAAACAAGATTACAGCAACTAAAGACAAGAGAAGTGTCAAGTTTGCGATTAGAACAAAAATTTCTGTTATGAAGAACCACATCAATGGATTGGGTTATGAAGATGGAAAGATTATTGTTACACCACACGGATTCTTAGCTGGTAAAGAAGCATCTGAAGAGAAGACTTCAATCGAAAACTACAAGAAAGAATACGCGGACTATTGGAAAGACATTATCGGTACAGATGGTGAATTTACTTTAAAAGAAGAAAAAGAAGATTAGATTATTTGTTTCACATTTTAAATCACTGTTGTGATTAAGACATTATTAGTTGACGGAGACAATCTATTTAAGATTGGATTTCATGGGGTTAGGGACTTGTATAACGAAGGTAATCATGTGGGTGGAGTGTATCACTTCATTAACATATTACGTAAGTTTTTAGAGGAACATAATCATGATAAGGTGGTTGTGTTTTGGGATGGTGAGTCAAACTCTTCAATGAGAAAGGCAATATATCCTCAGTACAAGGCAAACCGACGCCAAGATATGAACGAATTCAAATACGAGTCATATCTGCAACAGAAAGAAAGAGTAAAACAATACCTTGAAGAGATATTTGTGAGACAAATAGAGATGGCGAACAATGAGGCTGATGACCTCATTGCTCACTATTGCAAAATTTCAACAGAAGAGGAGATTATCATTTTTTCAAGTGATAAAGACCTTACCCAATTAATTTCGGAGAATGTAACCATATACTCCCCTATCCACAAACAATACTATAAGGATGGGGATATGATTACAATTAACAAAGTGGAAATCCCCCACTACAATGTTTTATTGTGTAAAATTTTTACAGGGGACAAGTCGGACAATATAGATGGTATTGAAGGACTTGGAGAAAAAACATTGGTCAAATTATTCCCCGAAATGCTGGTTAAATCCTGCACTACTCACGAATTATTGGATAACGCACGAATTATTCAGCAAAAGAAAAAGTCCAAAGTATTAGACAATATTTTGACAGGACGAACAAAAAGCGGTATATTTGGAGAAGTATTTTATTCGGAAAATAAAAGAATTGTTGATTTATCTAACCCATTAATAACATATGAAGGAAAAGAATTAGTAGAACAAATCCAAACCGACACTATAGACCCTACAGATAGGGGATATAAAAACTTAATGAGAATGATGATGGAAGACGGACTCTTTAAGTACCTACCCAAAGACGATGAAGCTTGGGTAAACTTTTTAAAACCATTTATGAAATTAACAAGAAAAGAAAAAAGAAATAATAAAAATTAAAATTATGAAAGAACAAGACAGCACCAAGATGGAATTCTTAATGACGTTGAATGACAACATCGTTGTACAGAGATTTTTCAATGTTAGAGGATACAATCCTAAGGCGAAGAATTCTGTAGATTTCTATAATTACATCAAGGCGATTACACATGAACTTCAATACTATTTGAAGATGAAAACAGTTACCTATATGATAGATAACAAAGAAGCAATTTATGATGACCATTCTATTATGGAGACATCTTTTACTGAAGGACCTGAGGACTTCAACATCTATATCAAAATTGGAGAACAGACAATTTGTCATAGAGCATTTGATGGGAAAAATTTTCCACCAAAAGTACGTTATACAGTTGATGTGAGACCTTTTTTGAAAGATGTCTTACGTGAATTGACTGACATTTTTTCATCTTCAAAATTAAGTTTCAGATATTTGGACTTTGACTTAAGTAAGTAAATATTTAATAAAACACGGGGGCAAACAATACTATATGAACAAGAATTTTGAATACTTAGGGAACACTTTTCAACTACAACTTTTAAACCAACTTATAATAGATAGAGAATTTTCATCATCAATTATGGATGTCATTGAAAGTTCATATTTTGACAACAAATATTTCAAAATCATCTTACAGATGACTAAAGAATATTATGTTAAGTATGAGTCTACCCCTAACTTCGACACTTTGGAACAGATTGTAAAATCTGAAATTTCTCAAGAACTTGTTGCTAAGATTGTACTTGACACTTTGAAACAAGTCAAGGACGCACCATTTGAAGGTAGTATATTTGTTCAAGAAAAAGCCTTGAAGTTTTGTAAACAACAAGAACTTCAAAAGGCTATGGACAGAGCTCAGAAAATTATTAATGAAGGAGACTTTGAGTCATACGACAAAGTTGAAGGACTTGTTCGTGAAGCATTACAAGTTGGAGAAAGAGATACAGGATTAACTGATATCTTCTCCAATCTTGATACTGTATTAGATGAGGATTTTAGACATCCAATTCCGATTGGTATACCTGGTATAGACAAACTACTTAAAGGTGGACTGGCGAAGGGGGAAATAGGTGTAATCTTAGCGCCTACAGGTGTTGGTAAGACAACCATTTTGACTAAGATTGCAAACACGGCATTTAACCTTGGATATAATGTACTTCAGATATTTTTTGAGGATAACCCAAAGATTGTTCAAAGAAAACATTTTACCCTTTGGACAGGTATTGAGCCTGATAACTTGGTTCTTCACAAAGAAGAAGTTATGGGTAAGCTTAGTGAAATTCAGAACACAATGAAAAATGAGTTAATCTTAAAAAAATTACCATCAGATTCAATGTCTATGTCTCAAATTAAGAATCAGATTAGAAAAATGATTGCCGATGGTACAAAGATTGATTTAGTTCTTTTGGACTATATTGATTGTGTGGTACCTGAAAGTACAAGTAAGGACGAGTGGAAAGCTGAAGGTTCAGTAATGAGAGGGTTTGAAGCAATGTGTCATGAATTGTCTTTAGTGGGTTGGACAGCAACTCAAGGTAATAGGTCTTCAATTTCATCAGAAGTTGTAACAACAGACCAAATGGGTGGGTCTATTAAGAAGGCTCAAGTAGGTCACGTAATCATAACGGTGGCAAAAACTTTACAACAAAAGGAAATGAACTTGGCGACAATTGCAATCACCAAGTCAAGAATCGGTAAAGATGGTGTTGTGTTTGAAAACTGTAAGTTCAATAACGAACTTTTGGAGATTGACACAGAGAGTTCAGTAACATTCTTAGGTTTTGAAGAACAACAAGAGGAAAGAAAGAGAGATAGAGTTAAGGAGTTGTTGGAAAAAAGAAAAGAAAGAGAAGAAAAAAAATCATAACAAAAAAACAAAAAAATAACATGGAAAAAATTTTAGTAACAAATCCTGAGCGTTTTGTAATATTCCCCATTAAACACGATGATATTTGGGAGTTTTATAAAATGCACCAAGCGGCGTTTTGGACCGCTGAAGAAATAGATTTAACAGAGGATATCAGAGATTGGAGTAATCTTTCAGAAAATGAACAATATTTTATAAAAAATATTTTATCATTTTTTGCAGCATCAGATGGTATTGTAAACGAAAACTTAGCTGAGAACTTTTATAGGGAAGTTCAATATCCTGAAGCAAAATTCTTTTATGGTATGCAATTAGCTATGGAAAACATCCATGGTCTAATGTACTCACTTTTGATTGATACATACATTTCAAGTGAAGATGAGAAGAATAAATGTTTTACTGCTTTAGATAACTTACCTGCAGTACAAAAGAAAGCCAAGTGGGCTTTAGATTGGATTGAAAATGCATCATTCCAAGAAAGATTAGTTGCATTTGCAGCTGTTGAAGGTATTTTCTTTTCAGGGTCATTTTGTTCAATCTTTTGGTTAAAATCAAGAGGTATCATGCAAGGATTATGTAATGCTAATACTTTAATTTTTAAAGATGAAAACTTACATTGTGACTTTGCAATCCATTTGGTAAACAATCACTTAGAAAACAAACCAAGTGAAAAAAGAATTAGAGAAATCTTATTATCTGCACTTGAGATTGAAAAAGAATTCATTACTGAATCATTACCTGTGTCACTTATTGGTATGAATTCAAATTTAATGAAACAATATCTTGAGTTTGTTGTTGATGGATTATTACTTAAATTTGGTTGTAAAAAAGAATTTAATGTTGAACAACCATTTAAATTCATGGAGCAAATTGCAATTGAAACAAAAGGCAACTTCTTTGAGGGAAGAACAGTAGAATACCAAAAGGCTAAATTAAATGAGGCAATTTCATTTGTCGACGATTTTTAATATTATAAAATTATGATGTCATTAAAGATTAAAAAAAGAGGGGGAGAGGACGTTGTGTTTAATCCGCAAAAAATTTATAACAGAATTAAAAAAGCAGCAAAAGGGTTAAGTGTAAACTCTGATGAGATTTTCATCAAAGTAATTACGTCAATTCCAACTGAAGGTTTTATTACTACTAAAGAATTAGATAAGTTAGTATGTGAGATTGCAGCATCATATACAGGTAGTCATTATGACTATTCAAGGTTATCTTCTTCAGTTGCAATATCTTCGTACCACAAAGAAACTGACCCAAGTTTTTCAAATACAATGAAAATGTTACATGTTGACGGTGTTGTTCATGACAAACTTATTGAAATTATTGAAAGATATGGCACAGATAAGATAGATGCGGTTATCAATCACGAGAATGATTATAATTTTGATTATTTTGCATGGCGTTCATTAACTGAGATGTACTTGTTGAAGTTACCTAATGGTAAAGTTGTTGAAAGACCGCAACATATGTATATGAGAGTTGCTCTATGGGTGACTAATACATATGAGGAGGCGGTTGATTATTACAAGTCATTGTCTGACCAACTAATATCTAAAGCGACTCCAATTATGATTAACTCGGGAACTAAAGTTCCTCAGTTGGCTTCTTGTGTGTTACATTATAACAATTCAGATTCTCGTGATGGTTTATTAAAAACTTTGAGTGATATTTCAACATATTCTTCAGACGCTGCGGGTATTGGTTTATCAATGTCTAACATTAGAAGTAAGGAAAGTAGAATTAATAGTTCAGGAGGATTTGCGGGAGGTTTATTAAAATACTTAAAGATTGTTAATGAGTCATTAAGATTCTTCAATCAACAAGGTAGAAGACCTGGTAGTGCAGCCATATACATTGAACCATGGCACAAAGATATTTTTGACTTACTTGACATCAAGAAAAATACAGGTAAAGATGAATTAAGAGCTCGTGACTTATTTACAGCATTATGGATTCCTGACAACTTTATGAGAGCGGTTAAAGATAATACTGATTGGTACTTATTCTGTCCAAACGATATTCTTAAAGCTGGTATCAAACCATTACAAGAATCTTACGGTGATGAATACGAAGAAAACTACAATAAAGCGGTACAAATGGGCCTTGGTAAGAAAGTTAAAGCTCAAGAAATTTGGACTAAAGTTATTGAATCCCAAGTTGAAACAGGCGTTCCTTACTTATGTGCTAAAGATAGTGTTAATAAGAAAACTAACCATCAAAACATTGGTGTGATTAAACAATCAAACTTATGTATTGAGATTGTTCAATTCACTGATGAAGAAACAACAGCTATCTGTACATTGTCTTCAATTGTATTAAAGAACTTTATTAAAGAAGGCAAGTTTGACTATACATTATTAATTAACGAAACTAAAAAAGTGGTTCGAGCATTAAATAATGTTGTAGATATTAATAGTTATTCAACCGCAAAAGGATTAAAAGGAGGATTAGAACAAAGAGCTATTGCTATTGGTGTTCAAGGTCTTGCCGATGTATTCTTTTTAATGGACTATGTTTTCACATCTGAAGAAGCAAGAAATTTAAATAAGAATATCTTCGAAGCTATCTATTACGCTGCTATCTTTGAAAGTAATGATTTATGTAAAAGAGGTCTTAAACAACCATATAAATTCTTTGAAGGGTCACCAATGTCACAAGGTATTTTCCAATTTGATATGTGGGGGCTAAATGAATCTGATTTATTCTTAGATTGGGCTTCATTAAAAGAAGATGTTAAACAATATGGTGTATGTAACTCTTTATTTACTGCTCAGATGCCAGTTGCATCTTCTGCTAAGATTACAGGTTCATTTGAAATGACTGAACCAGCTCACTCGGCATTATTTAATAGACGTGTTGTTGGTGGTGAAATCTTAATTGTTAACAAGTATTTGATTAATGATTTTGAGAAGATTGGAATTTGGAGTGAAGAATTAAAAAATGAAATAATTGTAAACGAAGGGTCAATCCAAAATGTTAACTTCAACAACTATCTTGATACTGAAGATAAGAACTATGCTAAAAAGGTTAAGAGAATTGAACATTTGATTAATAAGTACAAAACTATTTGGGAGATTTCTCAGAGAGAACTTATTGATATGGCGGCTGAAAGAGCACCATTTGTTGACCAATCTCAATCAATGAACAT